TTTCTTCGTATTTGAATCTCTAGTGCCTCCTAGAGCACTTGCTGTGATTGCTTGAGAGATAGATTCTCCTGTTTGGAAACTTGTTGTGCTTGCGACAGTTAACTTAAGGCCATCGTAATCGCAAGGAACATAGTTTGTTGGTACAGATATTAATTTACCATCAATCTCATATCCACGCTTGGGGATACTATTGAAGTTTTCTGCGTCTATGTTTCCAGCAACATATGCAGTAAAAGGGTATTCCAGTTTGTCAGCAATCGATGCTTCAATGCTCTCTACGAAAATATCGTTAGATACCTGGTTGTCATCATCACTACTTGGAGAACTTGACAATCTAGTAACTTCTATCGCCCAGTCAAGTATGCCTTCGTCGTCTTTTATATCTTCAATATTGAAACCAAAAGTATGAGCATATTTTGCAGTACACTTTCCTCTGAAACCTGTATTGAACATGGTTGTAGTTTTCGTAGTACCTGCATTGTTTACATATCTTAATTTAATAGTAAAGTTTACACTTGTTTCGTGTTGGTCACCTTTCTTCTTTCCTGTTTTTACTAATCGCACCATAGCATTAGTAAAGATTGTAACTTTTAGATAATCAGCATTTCTTTTTTCAAACTGTGAACTAGAAATAGTAAAATATTGTGGTTCATTATCTTTTAATACTGTTCCACTCTTTTGTTCTACTATGGCTGCTGTAGGAAACTCTGCAAAGAATCTTCCATCTGGTGTTTGGTTTGCTAATCCATTTGCAGTTACGACTTCAAAGTTATCAAAGTTTGCAGTTTTTGAAATATTACCTGTTGCTAAATCAACATCTCTGAGTCTTGTTTCATCAATAAAAATAGAAGCGTCACCATGCACTAATCCTTTGATTGGCCCTTCTGCTATGGCATCAATAAACGTTGCACTTTGTCTTGCAAATAAGTTATCATCAGCAGCGTAAGACGAGCCTCCGCCTCCGCCTTTACCTCCACCGGAACCTCTGATTATTATTGGTTTAAATTTCTTATTCAATTTGATTCTGTGCTCCTGTAGTTCCACCGCCTCGGCCTCCGCCGCCGCCGCCACGACCACCACGACCGTAACTTCCTGTATTAGTATTTTGTCCATATTTAGAACCTGGTGTTCTAAAGTTGCTGATACCCACTAATTTTCTCTTCGATGAAGCACCTGCTTTTGACCTTGCTGTTTGCGTAAATATCGAAGCAGATATAGTGGAAGACCCTGTTAATATTCTACCGTATACTAAAGGTACAGGGCCGCCTTGTCTTGTTGTGTTTACTGCTCCACTAAATAAATAGTTTTCTGCTCTTTCTTCTGCATCTCCTGTATCTGGTTGTGGAGAAAGCATTTGTAATAGTTGTCCTGCAACCATCATCATACCCACACCTGACATCATACTCCCTAAGAATCCTACTCCTGAGAATCCTGCAGTAGCCGCAAGTTCCGCTCCTCCTGCTAGTGCTTTCATTGTTGATGCGTTTTGTGCCATACCTGCTGATAATGCATTACCAGTGCCTCCAAAGAAACCAGTGGCTCCAAAACCAGCAAAACCACCCGTGACGGCTATAAGTGCCAGACCTGTTAGAATTGCTAGTCCTCTACTTTTTGACCCCTCTACGACAGGTACAAAGTGCATAGGCATACCAACTGGGACAGGGTGTACGATATCCAAGTCAGTCTGTACTCCATCAGGTTTTTTGAGTTCTTTATCTCCAAAAACAATTTCATATGCTAGACTGTCTGCTGCATCAATGAGATATTGTTTAAAGCCCTGTCGTTGAACAGCGATTGCCTGCAACGCCTCTGTTGGCGAGGCAACATCGAGGTTCCATTCGTGACCGAACTTATCCCCTAATACTCCTTCTAAATAAACTTTTCTCATATCATACTCTCATGTCTAACAACCATTCTTGTAATGTTTCTCCATATACCATTGTAATTATCTCTGCAAGATAATCTGCTTGGTGCATGATGTAACATTTTAAAGTTGCCCATATAGACGCCCGCGTGGTTTGTTATTTCACTATTTAATGCCATCAATATGACATCATTTGGTTTTAGACTTCCGTCTGTTACTTTCTTAAATCCTTCTTTTTCGTAGTGTTCTACATAGAGGTTTTGTCCTCTTTCCCAGAACTCCCACTCGTACTGATACTCTCTAATATGTATACCGATAGTATCAAAATAATCTTTTATAATTGTATAGCAGTCATATGCTCCAAATACAAATGGTCTACCTATCAATGGTAGAATCTCATTCTTGGAGTCTAACTTAATATATTCTTCTGTGTTAAATATATACCAAGGTATACCTAATCTATCACAGGCAGCCCTATCTAAAGGACTTGGGTCTAAATCACCATGTGGGTGACTGTGTACTATTCCAACAACATCACATTCTGCATTTATATCTCTATAATCTTTTGGGTCGATTACAAAGTCATTTAGTTTATCAAATGCTTGATTTTCTGTTGGATAAAATTTCATTCTACCTTTACGAATACCTACAATACCACATGCTTCTTCTGGTATCTTACTTCCTATGTATTCAAATATTTCTTGTTTTACTGGTTCTATCATTAATATAATGCCGCTCCTGGAAAGCCACCGAATGGTAATGATACATTGCTATTCGGTAAATTGACTGGGTTATAAATGTTTGCATATGCGACTGCTCCTGAGCCACCGCCACCTGATACAGTTATTGTTGGATTAGAAGTGTATCCACTTCCAGCATTTGTAATTGTATAAGTTGTTACTGTTCCACCTGAAAGATTTGCTGTTACGGCTGCTCCTGAGCCGCCCCCACCAGAAACAGTAACCGTAGGTGCACTAGAGTAACCTGAGCCTACTTGTCGTAATCCGGTAGTAGTATTTATTGCTGCTTGTACAGTTATTAGCGAACCACCTACTTCAGGTCTATGTCCATATCTTGTTTTACAAGAATCTAAAGTCTTACCACAGATATCGCCTCGTTTCCAGTAAGATATATTAGTCGGTCTGATTAAATCATCTACTGAATCACTTGTGGCGATACTGTGTGCGGCTATACATCGGAACAATGTGCGCCTTGTAAGTTGTAAAAATCCTGAACTTGCTGTATAAGAACCAGTTGCACTATTATCATCTTCAACTGTTATATTTGCTCCACTTACTGCTGTAACATAAAGTGGAACTTGTTTATAGTCATAATTAGTAGTGCTTTTTGCAATTACATAGTCACCTACTGTTATACCATGTGCTGAAGTTGATAATTCATAAACTGTTGCATTTGTATTATTTGTAATACTTGTTACTGTAAATAAATCTCCTACTGGTCTTTGATATTCTGCATACTGGTCTACTGCATAAGACTTGGCTGCATACAAACTTGTCGTTCTATTAGATTGAGTATTTTGTAATCCCCAGTAATTATAAGTATTTTCAGTATATGATGAATCAGTAGTATCTAAAGTTATTTGTGTATTCTCTTTATCAAAGTATAATATATAGGCCACTCCATTGATAGTAAACTCGTTATCGTTTGGCCAATCACAACCTCCTTGGTCAGTATCTTGATACTTCCACGGACAACGGGCAGCGATTACGGTTCTTCGGGGTAATTTAACCTTTTCCACATCAAACGCACTTGCTAACTCAAATGAAATTTCCACACCGTTTTCAGATGCTTTTCTTTCTATGTAATAAATTTCTCTATTCAACTCTACAGGTGGATTTGTTGTTAAATACTTACGAAGTGTTTTTCTACGAATAACTTTTGCTCCTAACAGGCCATCGAAGTTAGTAAGATAAGTATTCCAATATGCATTTATGTTTGCGAATTTGATTGTGGGTCTTGGAAGTGAGCCTGTTCCTTTATATTCAAAACCATCGGCTTCGACTGGAAAGGCAGTATAAGAAACTTGTTGATAGTCGGAAGATGTAGTTGACCCGTAATTTGTCTCATTGATTAGACTGTACCACTGAATATTTCCGCCTGAAGAAGTAGAATCATTGTGAAAATAAAGTTTATCAACACCTACTCCACCAATATCTTTTAGTTCTACTTCAAATACTGTTATTAAAGCATTTCCGTCAGTAACTCCACCAGAACTTGGTACTAGTGTTTGAAAATCAGTGTGTAAATTTACGTTGCTCATGACTCAAATACTTCTCTTAGTGTTGCTGTTAAATTATAAAATTCGTCGTATGAATAAGTTTTGCTCCACGTATCGCATACTACTTTTAATGTTTCTTCGCTACCTGATTCGTTTGAGTCAGGTATAGTGAAACTAAAGTTATCGACTCCACCAAGACTATTGAAGTATCCTGCAATGTCGTCAATGATTGCTTTTGGTTGATTTTGGAAAGATACAGTAAAAGTTCTTTGAACATTGTTTATTCCATCTCTAACTCTTTGTTCATATCCATCTCCAAACTTTGCTACAAGAACTCTAGGTTTATATGGTGCGGACATACCTTTATCAGGTACTACTGCCCTACTACCAAAACTTGATGATGTTGTAAATCCTATTGCCATTATGAAGTACCTCCATACGGACTTAATACTCCGCCTGGTCTTTGTTGTTCTACCATTTCTTTTTGTACAAGTGCTGCTATTGCTTTACCCATGGCTTCCATGTTTGGCCCACCATTACCTGATACTTGTGCTGAACCCTGTCCATTTACATTCACATTTACAACAACATTACTTCCACCACCATGCATTTCAACTGGAATACTTCTTCCATCTGGTAGAGGTACAACTGCTTCATTGTATCTGCCCTCTCCTACTAAGAAAGTCGGTTGACTTACTACACCACCAGAACGATATCCTTTTGTGTATCCGCCCATTGCTAGTGGTATTATACCACCGTTTGCAAAACCAAATCCCATTGCATTGATTGCTGCCATAGCGGCTTTTTGTGCTGCTATTTTTACTAACTCTTGTAGTATTAATGTTGCTAAAGACTTAAATGCGTCTTTTGCTGAAGCAGCCCCTGTTGCTATATCTTCAAACATTTTTTGAAGTCCTGTTGCAAAGGTTTGTTGAAGTTTAAATGCTGTTTCTGTTGATTTTTCAAACTGCTCCGTTTGTGCTTGAGCAATCTTTAATCTTTCTTCTTCTTGTTTAATTAACTTTGTGTTTGCTGCTTGTTTTGTTTCATCTAGTAGGCTATGATTATAGTTTAGTTCATTAAGTTTTGCTTGTATATCTGCCTCTTTGTTTTTAAAATCTTGTATTTTTATAAGTTCTTTCATTCTTACTGCGGCTGCATCTTTTCTTGAACCAACTCGTGCTGTTGCTAATTGAGTTCCTAACTGTGCCATTGCTCTAGTTTGGACACTATCTATTTCACCTTGCACCATTGTTTGTATACCTTGAACATGAGAAATAACTTCAGTAAGACCCATACTTAAAACTTGCTCTTTTGTCATACCCATAAGTTTTGCAACTGTTGCTGCTTCATTATCACTTAATTCAGCACCTTTTTTGTTAACTGCGTCCATAACACTCACTAAACTTTTTATTCCTGAGAGTTCTTTATCAAAGAAAGTATTTCCTACACTTTTTGTTGCTTCTGCTCTTCTTCTTTCTGCTTCCTCTGAAATTTGTGTAAGTGTTTTTAGTCCTTGTCCAGCCTTAATATTTGATTGAACAAAAGCATCTACTGCATCTGCATCTGCTTTAGTTACATCTCTAAATATTTCCATTTCAGGAATAACATCAATTAAGCCGTTCATTAAGTTTTGTACACCATTCTGCATTCTTGCTAACTGTGTACTACTGAAATTTCCACTTTCTTCGGCAGCCCTTAACTCTCTTAATGCTCCTGTAATACCTGATGTTCCTAATATATTCCCTTCAAATTGTGCTTGTTCTAATGAACTAAAACCACCAGGTAGGCGGCTATCTCTTTCTAGTCCTAATAAATCGCCTTCATCTACATCTTCTCCTGCCTTTTTCTTATCAAGTAATATTTTTAGTTCTTTTTCTGCTGTTCTTACTCTTCGTTTTGCGATTTCGTTTCTTTTTTCTTCCATCTCGGCTAGAGTTGCTGTTTTTTCTGCCATAGAAGTTAGTTTGTCTTCTAATTTATCCGCCCTTATTTCGGCATCTCTTGACCCTTGTAAAAAATCTCCAATTGCAGAACCTGGGCCGACTATTGAATTACCAAACTCAGTCATGGCTTCTTCTGCACTAAAATTATCTAATTTAACTATAAGTGCATCAAGTGCTGGTGTTGACTCTTTGAAATATCCTATTATTTTTGCTAGTCTTTGTACTAATCCTTTGAACATGCCAATTATAAAATCTACAAATTTTCCTATACCAGACATAATAGAAAGTATAATATTATCAAGATTTTTTATTGCTGATATTAATATTTGTACAACCATTAATACTATACCGATAACCCCTGCTGCTCCCATAACTTTACTCATTACATTACCAAACTTAATACCTGCTCTTCCCATAGCAGCCATACCTTTACCCCATGTAACTTGCATTGATGTTACTGCTTTCTTAAACTTAAGTTTCATCATGTCATATTGCATACCTGCTTTCTGTGTGAAAGACATATTTTTTGCTGCCATCTGCTTTGTACTTTGGTCTAACATTCTGACTTTGTCGATTTCCATTCCTTTGAATATTCCTCGAACAATCTTACCATGTTTTCTATATTGTGCTTCTGCAGATTTTAGTGCTTTATTTAAGTTTGCTTTGTCTGTTCCAGATAACCCACCGATTCCTGAAGTTGCGGCTCTTTGTAATATTGGACTCTGTGCTCCACCCGCTACCATACTTTTAGCAGTTGTTGTTCCTGTTCTTTTTGCATTTGCAACTGCTTGTGCTTCACTCTGTCTTAGTTTCTTTTGGGCTGCATTATATGCTTCAAGGTCAGCAGTTGCATCTTTATATGCTTGGTCATGTCTGCTTGAAAATTCTTGTAAGCCTGCTACCATTTCTGCTTGTGAAGGTATAACCTGTTTAATAATAGATACAGCGAATAAACCAATAGCGGCTACTGCTGCTGTAATATTAGTTGAGAATACATTTGCAAAGAAGTTTGCAATAGGTGCTATGAAAGTTTGGAAACTCATAGTTAAGTCGGTAACTGTTGTTTGTAACTTATTGAAAGCGTTAACAGGAACTTGTCCTTGGATTGCTCCAAAGTTTTCTGCTGCCTGTCTTAATGTTTCATTTAAAACCGCTTGTGACCTTTCAAAAGTAGTCAGTTCATCTCTTCTTTTACCGATAGCGTTAGCATATCTACGCGTAGCAGTTTCTAATCTAAGTGTGATACCTAGTTCGTCTAATAGTTCTGGTTCTGCTTTTGTTGTACCTTGAACGATACGATTGAATGTGTCTTCGAAGTTCCTACCAAGTGCTTGTGCGGCTGCTACGGAGGCTTCTGCTACATCATTGATTTGGTCAGTGTTGAAACCTTTTGCAATCATGATGGCGGCTGAGGCACCGGCTTTCTGTAAGTCTAACTGTCCTTGTGTTGCTGCTGCTAAGTCTGCTGTTACCTGTTTTAACATAACACCAGTACTATTTGCGTAAGCCTCTTGTGATGCTTGTAATGCTTGGAAGTCGGCAGCGTTTTGGAACGCTCTGAAAGCCGCTCCAACAGCAAACATTGTTGCTGCAAAAGTCGCATAAGCAGGTACAAGGCCACCTTGTATGCCTTGTGCCATTTTAGAGAAGTTTTTAGAAGCCCCTGATGATGCCTGTGCTGCTCCCTTGATTCTACGGTCAGCAGTGTGTGCACTTTCGGCCATGTTCTTCATGCCCTTTCCAGCCTTCTTTGCTTTTTGTTCTACTACTTTAAGAGTACCGTCATCGGTAATCTCTAGTACTAGTTGTGCGCCTTTTACTTTTGCCATTAATTATCTCTTACGAATATTGCTCTGAGAAGCCTTGTTCTTACGTTTCTCTGCCTCTTGTCTACGCTTAGACTCATTGTTATCTTTTTCTACTTTCCTTACTTCTATTTGTTTTATAAAAAATAAAGTAATTGGTCTGTCCTCTAGGGGAACTTGATAGATATCTAGTAATGTTCCTAAAGGTGCTAAATCTTTACCAAAGTTCATACCACTCATTCCGTCCCACCTATCTGGCAAGTGTGCATATACTAAAAATGCCACTTGAACTTCGTGCGGGTAATCACTAAATTCAGGTGGCATATTTTCTGGGTCAGGTTCGATGCCTCGTTGTTCACATATATTTAAATATGCGTCTAATGAGACAGCGCCTTCCGTGTATTCTCTGTCAAGTAGTACTAGAATTCTATCTACTTGACTTTGGTAAAATTCTCCAAAGCACCAACAGTTTCAGTTAACCAAGTGTCAAAGTCAGCAGCATTTTTCATTAATGTTTCTGCGTTTTCTTGACTCCAAGGTAATTCATCGTCTGGGTTGAGTTTACTAATATCCACCAATAGAAGTTCTTCGAGGTAGGAATATTTTAAGCCTGTCCACCCCTTAATGACTGCTTTACAATACTCTGTTAAAAATTTATCTTCATCTAGAGATTCTTCAAATGCTCTAGTCTTCCTGTTAAGTTTTTGAGAAACACATTTATTTCTCAATTTTAGTAACTCTTCTCTTGCGAGATAAGTTAAGTCTATCGAAAATCCTGGTTTACTAGGATAATCAACGCTTACCGTTTTACTAGGAGTTAAAAGACTCGCTAGTGAGACTGGTTGTTGTTTATTTTGTTCCAATGTTTTATCCTCTTAAGTGTGGTGGGGGTAATACCCCCACCTAGTTAATTTAAATTATTATGCGTCGTAAGTAATACTCACTTCGTTTGCACTACTAGAAGCAGTTGCAGACGATAAGTCTGAACTCAATCCATGGAAGTTAACTTCTATTCCAATGACATCGTCAATAGAATGTGAAGGTAATTCTAAGTGCGCTTTCGGTATTGCTACATCTACGCTTGGAGTATTTCCACTTCCACCTATACCAAAGGTTAGTGCGAAAGCATTTGTAATTAATCCAGTTGACTCTACGAGATTCTCGAATAAGTCTGCTGAACCGTTGGAAACATCATTTAAGTAACAAGTAAAGTTACCTGAAACACTCCTTGTTCCCATTACGTGACCTAGTGGCTGATTAACAGTTCCCAGTGATTCTGGAGTTAAGTAAGTTAGATTATTTTCAATCGTAATATTACCACCTGTTAATGTCAATGAATATGTTATATCTGAACTACCAATACCTGTGGTATCACCAGTTGATTCAGAAGCATCATATGCTATTGCTAAGTCTGTTAATTTTTGTCTTATGAAATTGGTTGTTGAACTGATACCTTCATTAATAAGCCCTTTGGTACTTGCTTGACCTGCGGCTGTATTTAATGTTGCTTGTTCAGTAATTAACTTACCATTCCCTGACCATGCTACTTGTGCTATTCCTTCTATATCGAAGTCAATAGAAGCAGAGCCGATTGAACAACTTTCTAGTTTGTAAATCATAACTCCACCTGACCCTGAGGTATATGTACCATCAGTATCTTTACTTGCTCCGAGTACGAAGAATAAATCAAATACACCTAGTGCTACTTTATTTGAGTTTTGAAAGTTAAAACTATTTGGCTCAAATGTATTCAGTGTAGGGGCTCCTGTTCCACCTACTCCTAAGTTATATGTTGTTGCACTCATGGCTGCCCATAATGGGCCTTCAACTGCAAATTTCTTTGCGTTACCTGCGTGAGAACCTTCTCCACTAGCGATAGTATAAGTATCACTAGAATCTGAAACGGAGGGTCTCATATATGTTGAGAAAGACCATTCTGCTGGTGCAAAAGAATCGTTGAACATTGCTCTACCTCTTTTACTATTTCCGCTAGAATCGGCCGCCTCGTTTAATGTTACCTCAGTACTATTAGTCGCTTGACTGAAAGAAAAGCCATCAAGTACTGGTATTTCATAAAGTGCATCGTCAGTGCCATCTGCACTTGCATGGAACTTCATGAATACTTTGGTATCTCTACTAAAGAAAAATGACATATTATTCTCCTAATGCCTAGTATTGAATCTCTGCTGTAATCTCACCTACACCGAGAGGCTCTAATACACCTTCGTCTGTGTCTACAGTTAATATAGTTGTCTTCACTGTAGCCTGAGACGCTCCTGTTGAATCTGTGTAGGTAAGCGGATCATTATCCTCCAACACAGTTTCTACATCTTCTAACAATTCCTCTAATGCTGCAATGACATCGTCATTGTCTTGTACATAGCATCGAACTGTTAATCTTAAATATCTGAATCGAAAGCCTCCGCCCTCGTATTCTCTTGTTTCTGCTCCTGCTCCTATATGGATTGCAGGAAAATCTGTTACTTCGTCCCAAAACTTCAATCTAGGTTCTATATTTTGAACTGAAGTTCTGAAAGGAGCCGCACCATTAATTTGTTGCAATGCATCTGCTAGTGCTTGTACTATGGCTCGCCTACGCGTTGAATATTTTCTTGCTTGTGTTGCGTCCATTATACTCTCCTAGTTGGTACGAATTTAGTTCCTAACATACCTTGTGCTATTTCTCTTATAGTGCCTCCAATCAGTTTTCTTGGGTCTCTTTGTACACTTCCTTGTTTATTACCAGGTTCAAAAGTTTCGTATGGATTTAAACGATAAGTGTATTCTATACCTTGCAATCCCCCTCTTGGCCCCATTGCTACGTCGTCTACTCTAACTGAGTTTGCAAATCTACCAGTTCTATAATTAAGTGCTGGAGATTGCATTCTTTTTGCTACCTCTTGTGGTAACACTTCATTTAGTAAATTCTTTAATGCTAGAGGATTACTTCCTGCGGCTGCATCAACTTTTCCTTTACCTCTTGCACTTGCTAATCCTTTGCCAACTGCTATTGCTGTTGCTGCCTGGTTTCTAGTTCTTCTTTTCTTTGTTTTACCTTTCTTATCAATTTTACTTGAACTTTTCTTTTTTGACTTAGTTTTATTTGCTTCTTGTAAAAGTTTTTTATTAACCTTTAATCTTAAGTCAGGTTTTCCTTTTATCTTCCCTAATAGTCCTAAGATTATTGCTCTGTTACCAAGTCTTATTTGTGCTTGTTCAAAACTAGGAGACCCTTTCATTTTTCTAAACTTTTCAGACTTTGCTCCAAATTGTTTCTTAAATTCGTCAAGTAGTGCTGTTTCAATATTTTTTAATTCTGTTCTGAGTCCATCTTTATCAAACTCTCTCATTTCTTTGTTACCGACTGGGTCACTTAACTCACATTCTATTACAAGTCCTTTCTTTAAAATTGGTGGATTAAAACTATAGTCTAATACTTGGTCAAATTTATACTTTCTCTTTAATGTATTATAAAATTCATCAGTAGTCGTTTTACTTGCTTTTGCTAATTCTTTTGATTCTTTACTTGCAAATTTTCCATCAGTAATATCAGAATAATAGGCTTCTTGTAAATCGTCCCTAACATTTGTCATTGTAGAATCAATACCCTCTGCTAATCCTACTTGAGCAACTGTTGTTTGGAATCCACTCTTACCCCTCTGGCCATGTGCTGTTAAGTTAGGTTGGGGTTTGGTATCTGTACCTGTAAAAATACTAGTATTAGGAGCACCTGTCTTAGGGTTAATGCCTGTATTATGTATTGCTGAGAAAAAATTATCAGCCTGTAAGGCTCTACCCATATCATGAAAAAGTTCTTGATACACAAAGTTTATGGCTTTTTGTGCATCTACAAAATCATCAGTTACTTTTCCTTTAACAACTTTTCTTTTTCTTTGTGCCATCTTTCCTGCAAACAATCTAATTTGTGTACCAGTCTGCACTTTTCCAGTTTTACTAAATCCAACTTTACCTGCTCTACCTTTATTTAAACCAAAAACTAAATCTCTTTTTAAGTGTTTCCCAACATTAGTGGGTGAATAAACTTGTGCTACATTTTGTTTTACCTGTCTTTTGAGTGCTCCAGGTTTCATATGTGCTACTTTTACTCCCATTCTCTTTTCTAAGGTATTAATATGCTTAATGTAAATATTTGCAACTTCATCATAGTCTATAGTAATTCGATGTTCATATAATGTATCCGACATAAATCTTTCTTCGTCCATGTCATCAAGGATACCCATGATTGCATTTTTTACATCTCTTATCATATAACAACTCTATACAAATCAAGTACTCTTTTTATGTGGTCTGGAAAATCGGTATTGTCTCGAACTCCAGATGTACCCTGATTTTGTAGCGTAGCGCCCCCTAATGTTCTTCTTTCTTTGTGTTCGCCTTTCAAATAATAGTTTACTAAATCGAAAAGAGCCAACTTTAAATCATCGGGTGTAGCACTATATCCAGCATTATAAGTCACTTTGACTGCTCCAACACCACTTGGAAAATATTTGGGATTACCTTGTTTATCTGTTCGGATAATCGCATCAGACTCGCTATCTACATAATACTCATAATTACCTGTAGTTAGTGTAGTGTAGTCTCCTGAATAACTTGTACGCTCTTGTACTGAATCAACCGTAACTAACGGACTTTCACTCATAATAATGGTGGTAGTGAAGTTGTCGCTGATTGTAAAAGTTTCTACTTTATCAGTAGAATAAAAGTCTATAAAACTAATACCGCAGTATTTCTTGACTAAGTCTGAAACCTGTGGAACTAGAATTGCAAGACGGTCGTCGTCCTTCTCGCCTCTGAGACCTTGCGCGTCTTTGTATTCATTTACTGTTATTAAATCTGCCATATTAAAAGTGTGGGGCTTTTGGTCGCCCCACTAAAACCATAACTCTTAGTTATTAACTAGCCTTATACTGAAGCGCATGTACTGAATCAGAACCATCGATTAAATCGCTGAATCCTATTCTTTGTGATGCTACAAGTACTCTTCTTTGGTTAGCAACTTCGTAATCTGACTCAATGGTTACACCTCTAAGTCTTGGCATTACGTAGTTTCTTGGGTATACTGCTAAAGCATGGTATTTGCTTACTGCAGGTGTTGCGAACTCGTCACAAACTAATACTCTTGAACCAAATACTTGTCCAATTTCTCCATTCAACTTAGTTGCCATGTCACCAACGAGGTTAGCGTCTTGGAACTCAGCGTCTTCGAGTAATTGGTAGTATCCTGTTTGAGATATAATGTATACCACTTCAGATGGGTTCATACCATATTTACCCATTTGCTTTCTAGCAGCAAGTAGTTGTAATGCTGTTAGAGAGTCTGAAGCAAAAGCAGTTGATGATTGAGTTTTATTACTATCACCTTCTGCTAATTTAATTAATCCAGCAAAGGAAGCCCCACTAGTACCGTATGTACCATCTGCATGGTTACCTGCTAAAATAGCATTTTCGATACCTCTTGCGTGAGATCTTACCATTGATTCCCTAATTAAAGGAAGGATTGGCATAATTGCATCTTCTTCAGTTTCATTTCCTAAGAATGATTGTGAAATAAGTTTCTTAGTTGAAAGAGTTCTTTCTGTTAAGTCTATACCACCATAGGCTGACCCGTATGTGTCGCCTCTTTGTGCCAAGTTACCATGTGGGCTTGACCCAGTAGCAGCCTGGTTGCTGGTAAATTCAGCATAACCACTATCTGGTAGGATTGGTATAATCATATTCGCAGAAGTCATTGGTATTTCTCTGAATAGAGGGGCTAATACTAATTCATTCTGAATGTCTCTTTCGATATTGGTTGAAACAACTTGCTCAAAATCTGCTGATGAAACGCCAACACCACTCATAGCGTTAACTTTTTCCATCACTGATTTAGAGTATTCGTTATCCCAGCCTTTACCAGTTGCTAAACCAGCGAATTTAGCGTCGATAATATCGTTCTCGAACGCTTTTTTCCAGTCGCCTTGACCTTGTCTGTCATTGAAAATCCTTTTTGACTCTCTGATATTCATGATTTCTTCAGATTTTTCTGCTAATTCTTTTTCAAGAGTTTTAACAACTTTTTCTAAATCTTCATGCTTTTCATTGACTCGGCTTTCAACGTCATTCATAAGTTTTTCGGCACCTGTAATTCCTGCTTTAACAACAATTTTTTGTGCTTCCTGTTCTGCTTCTTGAGCAACCTTTTGTTCAGCCTCTACTTGAGCGACTTTTTCAGCCTCCTCTTGTAGTGCCTTTTCTTCGGCTGCTTTTGCTTCGGCTTGCTTCATAGCAATTGTAGTCGCAGTTTTTTCTGCTACTTCTTTTGCAAATGCTTCAAGGTCGAAGTTTTCTGCATCAGGAGATTGTTTTACTTCTGACATATCGTCTTTCTCCGTTACTTCGGCTTTCGCCTGACTTGGCTGCTCAATTTTCACAGCGTCTGCTGATTCTGTTGAGTTAGCCGTTACAAATTGACGCTTAAATTTGTTGTAATCTTCCATATTATCAAATGACTTTGCAATCGAGAAGGTTGCTCCTTGATTACAAGGTACTGATACTACTGAGACTTCAAAAAGTTCTGCGTCCTTGATTTTATATCCATCGGTTTCTGTCATATATTCAGCGTCCTTGACTTTGAAACCAACAGAAAAAGCCCCAAGGACACCGTCTTTAATAAGATCTTTAATTTCGCCTGCTGATTTTGATATACGGGCAGTAATATCTAGCCCTCCATCTGTTACAGACAGGTCTTTTGCACGACCAATAGGTTTGTCGTAATTGTGATTAAACAAAATAATGGGATTATTTTTAAAGTTATCTAATCCACCTTTAGTCCATGCATCTGCATTTATTATATCGCCTGCTCTATCTAGTGCATTTGTACTCGCAGAACCTTTGATATCTAGTCCACCGTCGTCGGTTTCTCCTAAGTTTTTAAAGGTGCTTGACCAATGAAAAATTTTCTCCATTATTTTTTCCCCTCTTTTACCTTTGGTTTTGGAGTTTCTACAACTTCCTCTACCACTGGTGCTTCGATGGGGGCTCGACTTTTAACGACAGACATAACTCTGTTCCAGGAACCAAAGGTTCTTCTAAGGAGATAATCCTTAACTGGTACGTCATTTCCTTCTGCCTTGTATTCGGCCAATGTCATTGATTCAACGCCTTTTGACGCCATAAAATCTGACAAAGCCTTTACCATCATATTTTTTGTCATTCTGTTTCCTCTTGCTGTGAGGGTTCTTCGTCAGCCTCTGCTGGCCTTCCTCCCTCGCTTGGATTCGCGCTCGACCCTGCAATATTTGCAGGAACTCGGGGCTCATCAAATCCGTCGATCTTCTCAAGCCTCATTGCCTCCCTTGCTTCATTCGGTGACATAATACCTGTGTTCACAAGCGTAGCGTAATAGTTGGCTTGGTCTCTTAACTCTGGTTGTAGAGCAGGTACTCCTGATACATCTTCATCAAGTTTGAAACCGAAAAATCTCTCGAAAGCATACCCCATTTTTCTAACAATCGGTAGTATGGTTTCTAAATAATATAACCTATGATTAGGTCTTATATTTGCGTTATTACCACCGTCTAATAAGATTGGTGGTACACCTAGTGCTTCTAAGATAATCTTCTCGTTGGCTTTGATACCATCTTGGAAGTCTAAATCTTTGAAGTTCACTTCAGTTAGGTTTTCAACTGATAATCCGCCATCTAAAAATAGAGGTCTACGACCTCCTGATTGTGGATTATATCTAGCGACCCAAGCCTGTAACATTCTTTCTTTGATTTTCTCTGAAAGAGTGTTTGGTGACTTAAGTACTAAACCTGGTACTGCTCCATTTTTAAAGAAGTTATCTTGGAATCTTCTCATACTACCTAGCAATTGCATAGTTCTGTATGCAGGTTTAAGTCTAGGTACTCCTCTATAAATGGAATTAAAACTGTTTTCTTTTATGTGTATTATTTCGTTTGGACTATAATCAATAGAGTGGTCATATGAATACTTTTCTACAAAGTTTCTATCATCACTATATATTGTTACATGCTCTGCGGGTAAATGATATAAGTGCGAGCCGTCAAAATAAACGAAGATATTACCATCGATTAATAAATCAATGACAAGGTTTCTTTTGAAACTACTTACATCTTGAAAAGGATTAGGCTCCACATTGAGTAATGATTCTACTCTTGTTCTTCGTACTGCTTTCCTAATAGGAGTTAATCCTGATACTGCTGTACCAACATCAAAAGGGATATCCGCCGCATCGTCCACTATCATGTTCACTGCTCGGTTAACTACTTCTAACTGTTCGTACGCATTTCGGTAGTTTGTAACTACCTCACGCGAATCTATTGTAAGTCCTTCATTTCTGGCGATTACATATTGAGAAGGATTATCTTTTTCCTCCTCTCTATTAATGCCTAAAAATCTGTCATACCATGCCATATTTGTCTCTCTGTATTCTTACCCATCGTTTCTGTTTCTTTGCTGTCACGAGTGTTGGGCGTTTTCCGTATATACTATGTAACCTCAAGTGATGTTCATGACATAAGGTGACTGCTTCCTCATAGACTTCCGCGTGTTTTTCGGCTATAAACCGTTCTCTTATTGCTAGTATGTCTGTTTCGTTTTCAATGGTTATCTTATTCTTTTGTAACCATGTCTCTAACAATTCGGTTAGACCATAAAAATGGTGGAAGTCCAAATTTTCCTGACTCCCGCAAATAAAGCATTCCGTTTCTTTCTTATATTTAGATTTTGCTTTATCTCTAACATACTTTACTAAATCTCGTTTTAGTGTCATATACTTATTTATACATAGAATTTTACCAAAAATTTAAGTTCATGTCAAGAACTATTTTTGTGGGGTGTTAATTTAAAAAGTTGTAGCGCTTGTTTCAAACGAATATAACGCATACCGTAAAGCATCTGCCATGTGAGATGCGTGATTATGTTTAGGTTTTTCTTTCAGCAAGTTTGGATTTGGATCCCATTGATACGCATCTAAACACATTAAGGTTTCTGCGCATCGTTGGTCTACAGTCAGTTTATCATTATCAATAATCCCTGCTACTTGCCCTATACCATCTAGTACTGATTTCTTTGCATTGATAGTAGTAATATCATAGTTTTGTGCAAAGTCAAATCTAGTTTGTTGTGCTGCGGAGTCTATATAAATGTAATCAATATTCCATTTCTCAATTAGTTTTCGAATCTCCATAGCGTGTTGTTCTGTTGTTCGTTCTGAATCTAAGTACTCATCAAGTACATAAAATTGTTCTGCGTCCCAGTCGTATGCTATAACACAAAAAGCAGTAGGGTCTTTATAACCTACGTCCATTCCTGCAAATATATCCATATTACCAGTTTCAAGTTCGGCTAAATCTTGTTGTTGTGTTTCAAAATTAAATGCCCATACTTGACCTTCATAAACATTAAAGTCTGCCAAGTACTCTTGTGCAAATTCAGCGTCAGACATAGTTTTCTTTGCTTCTGCTATATCTGCTTCAGATAGTCTTGGATTCTCATGATAGGTTGCTTTTACACTAGCCCACTCTGCAAACTCATTTGAAAAACCTCTCTGATAGAACTCTGAAAACCAGTTATTTCTACCACGAGGAGTAGATATAAATATTGCTTTTGAGTTCTCTTTATCTAGTGTAGGTCTAAGTGCAACATTGAACGCATCTCGTCCATCAACAAGTGCGGCTTCGTCAAATATAATTAGGTCGTAAGACCTACCGACTACGGAGTCTACTTGATTGACTGAACCCATACGAATTGTTGATTGATTTGATAGTTCAATAACTTTATCTTTTGCATTATCTCTTATTACTTCTAAGTCAAAATGTTTGATTAAGTTTCTCTGCAAATCAAAAGAGATTTGAGATAGTGAATAGTTTGGGGACATTAGTAACACATTACAGTTTGGTACTAAACAGACAAGTTGTGCTATTACATTTGCAATATAAGTTTTACCTTGTCGTCTAGAAACTGCAGCAGTTACAAAACGATATTTAGGATTATTTATTGAGTTAATAATCGCTATTTGTGTTGAGTTGGGAGTAATCCCTAATAAGTCCATATATCCTTCTATTGGAAGTTTGATGAATCTATCATCTCCGTATGCCATTAAGTCTTCACTAATGATGTCTTTTCTACTGATATCTAGCATTAGTGAATCTTAATGTTGTGTATGGTGTTATTTAATTCTCTTACTAGACCTTTATCAAGTGCTAATGTATACAAGTACATATATGCCATAAATAGTCTATGTAACTCAGGATTGTCTTCCTTATTAGGGTTTGCTTCGATAAGATGAACGGCATCAAGTGCCACCTCTTCTAAGAAAATTTCTGATTTGTTAATTTCTGCTCGTTGCATTTACTTCCTCTGTTTTTTGGACTTTTTCTTTTTGGCAACTCCAGTTGCTTTTATAACTTTATGGAGTCTACCGCTTTTCATCAGTTTATGAAACTGACTAAATATCTCTATCTTCTACGCCTTCTGGACTTACTCATGATTCTTCCAACTGAAGTCCTACCACCCCTAAAACTTGGTCGTTTTGGGTTGGCTGTTTTACTGAATCTTGGTCCAACTGCTTTAGCACCAGTACTATATCTTGCATATTCAAAAGAACCTGGGTTTTTTGAATTTACAACAGTACCAGCAGCGCTGTTCATATCTCTTGTTACTCCTCTTTTGAGTACATGTTTACGAATCTTCTGGGTATTATGTACACCAGTCGGTCCGCTTAAAAATCCACCTTGTCGTGCCATGTTATTTCCTCTTGTGGCTTAGCGCCGTCTCTTTGGCTTTAATCATATCATCTAATCGTAGCCTTTGAACATTAATTACTTTATCAATGTCCTCTTTTATTAATCGGAGTTTTAGATTTAATCCAACTTTGTGTTCTAACTTTCCAATCGCTTGTGATGTTAGATACGCCATAGTATTTCTCCTATTCAACTCCTACCAAGGGCGTATAGCCCTTAGTAAGACTGCTTAGACTTAATCCAATAATGGGTTTTTGTCTTTTGCTTTTCCGATGTTTAGTGCAAATCTGTCTATCCATTTGTAAACTTTTGCCCATAATTTGTCATCGACAGGTGTTGGCGTCATCATAACGACAGCCGAACACACAGTTATTATAATCGGGATTGCTTGTAAAAATTTAAAAATCCCTAGTACAAAATCTAACATAGTAATTACCCCCTATCTTAGTCTTCCTTCGGAGCATATTTTTTGTCATTGCCTTTACGCTTGACTTTTCTCTCCGCTTTTATAAATGCGTCTTTAATATCAACTTTACCATCAGCATTTGCGTCGGCTCCAGTAACGATATTCCATAACTTTTTAAACATATTTATTTCCATTTTCCCTCGGGACACTCTGTCCACCTTAATTTAGTCTTTAACGGCATAAAGCACATACAAACTCTACAAGTTTTCCAAAATTTATCATATTTAGGACATTTTTCGCAGATTTTTAATCGCTCTTGATGGCTTTTCTTCACTTTCTAAGTGATGGTGGTAGTTTTGCTCTTTTTCTGCGCTGTAGATTCTTTTTTCTTGCTAGTAATCTTTTGATTCTAGTAGAAGTTTCTGAATTTTCTTGTTCTTCAACTGCTTTTTGCAGTGCTGATTCCATTGAAGTGCTCTTTGTCTTTTTATTTGCCATTTATTAGTACCTTTGCTTCTTGTTCTGTTGCAAATTTATGTAAACGACCCTTTGGGTCTCTTACACACCAAACACCACGCTTAACATATAGTTCCCACCCTGCTGGTGGCCATGCTTTAGTTTTTGGTGATTCTTTCATATCTTTTTTCTGATATTCCTGTTCCATAGTTTCTCCTAGGTAATGTGCCACATCGTAATGATAAGGCCTGCTCCGCCGACGATTAAAGCCCCAGCGGCTGATATTAATATAGTTTCTATTCTGTTCACTGCGGTATCGATGCTGTCAAAACGGTTAAATGCAGTTTTCCATCTCTCCGCACAGACGGCTTCATGTTTCGCTAGTTCTAAAGCGACATCTTCGGCTTCCATCATTGTTTTCCCTCTTTTCTTACTTTATAAAAAAGTATCAATTTGTTAAATTATATCAAAAAGTCAACTCGATGTCAAGTACTATTTTCGTATGGTATAGATTTTAACAGGTTCAGACTTACCTTTGACAGTTACTTCGTCAAGGAATTCGTAGTCATAACCTTCTATCAAACTGTACTCGGAAATTATCAAGTCAGCATCATACTCTTTACAACTAGATTCTAACCTAGCAGCGAGATTGACGCTATCACCAAGCACACTGTAATCAAAGCGAGTGCTGCTGCCAAAGTTTCCAACGACACAGTCCCCCGTGTTGATTCCCGCTCCTGTATTAATCTGATCCAGGCCTTCTTCTCTGAGTCTTTCATTTAATTCTCCTAATGCTATTCTCATTTCAATAGCAGCGTTAGTCGCATTTTGTATATGATTCTCGTCAGGGAGTGGCGCACCCCAAAATGCCATGATGCAGTCTCCCATGTATTTATCTATTGTACCCCCGTGTTTGAGTATAATCTCAGTCTGATTGTCAAGAAAACGATTAATCAGAGTAGTAAGTCCTTGTGGGTTCTTTTGGTATTTTTCAGAAATCGGGGTAAATCCTCGGATATCCGAAAAAAGGAAAGTTAGTTGTTTCGTAACGCCACCCAGTTCCAGTAATTTTGGGTTATTTTGTAATTTTTCAACCAAGGCGGGACTAACATACGTTCCAAATTGTTGTTTGATCTGTAATCTCAACAAATATTGCGTAATGAAATTACGGAAAGTTACAATACTCCAAAACAAAATCGAGATGACTACGATTCCGCTGACGTCTAGCAAGTAAGAAGATTCGTAAGCATACCAGGTACCATAAGATAAACCTCCCACAGTTAGTAAAAGTATCGGAGCACTCAACCAGATGATACCACTAGTAAGTGCTAAAATAATTAGTACTAATGCTCCTACTGCTAGTTCTGCGCTCGGAGCCCATTGAGGTATAGATGGGGCTGTTCCTTCTATAAAGTTGTGAAGTGCATTTGCTTGTAGTTCGTGTGGATACTTGGGGCCTGATGGAGTTGGTACAGGATTACTGATTCCCTCCGCCGTAACACCAAATATTACAAAAGGAGCCGGTATCGGTTCCTTCATAAACTCTGCAGCAGTTTGTCTGTAAAACTTGGTGTTCCAGTTGAGGAAAACTCTCCCGTTCTGGTCAGTATTGATATTCGGATAGTTGGGTATTCTAACCCAGACTATACCCTGTTCTTCTGTTTTTATTTGGTACGACGGGTCTCCTACGCCTAGTCTTAAGAGTTCTAGTGCGAAGTTTGGGTAGAGTCTTGACTGTACGTTTACGACTAGGGGCATACGACGAGTAACCCCGTCTATTTCCGGCGTAGCGGTTACTATTCCGAGTCCCTTTGCGCTTGTTGCCAGCATAGACTCTGTACGTAAAATTCCTGGGTATTGATATAGCCATGGTAATGGGTCCTCTCCTAATTGTGCTGTGCCTACAAAGGCTGATATTTTATCTGATTGATTTGTTACTGCTGAAGCCAAGACTGTTGGTTTATAAGTCATAGTCATTGCTAGTTCAGTATCGTTGTCTGGATTTCTTAGGTCTGGGTCTGGCATAAGTACTGTTATGCCTGGAACACCCTCTACTTTCTTTATTGCTGAAGAAAAGAAAGTTCTTGGAAGTGGATATCCTCCGTATGCTTCGATTAGTTCTTCATCTAAATCTACAAGCAGGATATTCTCGTTTTGTACTGGTTCTGTATTCATAATTAACCAGTCGAATGTTTTTAATTCTAAAACTTTTAGTGGGTATGGATTCCATGCTAATAATGCTAGCATGGATAATCCTACAAATAAAGTAAATAATCTTCCTACCACTTAACTTTATTTGCCCAGTATGCTGCTGACATTTTGCCTTTAGCAATATTTCTTCTATGTCTTGCTTTGAAAGATTTTCTTTTTGCTTTCATTCTTGCTGACTCACCTTTCTTTGGTTTACCAGCAGTTTTTGCACCTTGTTGTCCAAATCTAATGGTCTTTACTTTGTTACCAACCTTCGCAACAACAATGTGTGATTTGGTTCGATGACCAGGTGTTCTTTTTGGTTTATTAAACCCTCTAACGCCTGCTCTTTTTAGTCTTGGATCTTTTTTTCTTGCCATTTCTATATCCTGATGCGTAGATTGCTCTACCTTGGCGCTCTGCTGCCTTTTTAGTCTTGTAGGTCTTTCCAGACTTACCCCATCGATAACCACCTTTTACTTTTCTAACTGGCATGATTATCTCCTTCTACGGGTTCTACGAGTTGTCTTTCTTTTTCTAGCGAAAGTTCTGACATTAGTTGGTTTGCCACCAACTCCTTGTTTCTTTGCTCTCTTTCTTCTGACTGCACTTTTTCTTTGAGCAGCAGTCATGCTTCTGGCTTTACTTAGTGGCACGCATTTAGGATAACCACCCTTTCCTGCTTTTCTTCTTCCGCAAGTAGCAAATCCACCACCTTTCTTAGGTCTAGATATGTCTACCCACTTTTCGTTAAACCATTTAGTTAAACCACCTGGACGAGCCCCTGATATTCTTTTATGTCTGGCCATCAGTCTTTCTTCCTCCACCAGTAGTCATCTATCCACTGCTTACACCAATACATAACACCTATATAAAGTGAAAATATTAGACCATCAACATAACTTAAGTCATTCCATAATCCTGTTAAATCCATTATTTTCTCCCTTTCTTTTTCTTTCTCTTTTTATGAGCAGAGTTTTTCATAAGTTTACCGTTAGGCATATAGTGATAACCTTTTGGTGCCTTTTTTCTTTTTCTTTTTCTAACCACGACGATACCTCCCACCTCGCTTTTTGTATTCTCTAACTAACCACGCGTTAGCATAGGCACTAGGGTAGACAGCAAACTTTCTTTTTGCTGCTGCCTTGACCCTAGAATACAAAGCGGAATTAGTAGGGATATTACGTTTTTTACTAGACTTTTTCCTTCTAGTTGTTCGTCTTCTACTATGTCTTGGCATTGTTTAACCTCTTTGTCTCCTCAGTATTGCTTGCTGAAGTTTCTTTGGTAATTTCTTCTGAGCGGCTGTGAGACCTTTTCTCTTCTTCATTCCACCCTTTTTCTTTTTACCATTTTTCTTTTTCTTTTTACCTCTATGATACGGCATACGACCACCTCCTATTGTTGGGTAACTGTAACGTTACACCCGCCTACTGTAACACAAGTCTGTGTTAGAGTATATGATTTGCTAATTGCACTGTCCTGTAATAAATTTAAAGTTGTTGGGTGGCTTCCTTGTAAAGTAATACTTGCATTATGATTACCATTACCTTTTTGCTGTACATTTGTATTAGAGCCATCTGCTGTTCCATAGTACCAGATGTGTGTGTAGTGACTTCCACCACCCTCTTGTAGTACATCATGGTCTACATAGTCTGAATGTATATCTAAGTAATGTGTATGAGTACCATTTTGATATACATCTACTTGATTAGAGTTGCCCCAAACATGTCCACCCCAGGTTGCCCCATCGTGTTGTTCTATATTTAAAGTATTAGATACACCGTCTATATCTCCGCCCCAACTATAGCCTGAGCCCCAGTAAGGAACCCAAGATATTTTATTGTTAGAACCATATTGTTGTAAATTAAAAGTGTTACTTTGATGGTCAAATGAAAACTCTACTTCATTGCCATATCCTTTCTGTGTTACTGTTAAACTTGTGTCATCACCATTATTAACTTGGTCGATGTGTACGTGATTGTCGTCTGCTTCTGCAAACTGCGATATTATTAAGAATGTACTCAGCATAAATGCTAATGCACTAAACTGTATTATAGATGCTAGTGCTACTGCTAATAGTTGTCTTTCTGCCCACCAGTTCAATTCTTTCTCCTGCCATTCTTTTGCTTCTTCGGGAGTTGCGTCCCTCGGTTTAAATACAAATTGTAGTTGTTGTGCCATTAATTCGTCTGCCTTATAATTATGTTAACTGATTCACCGTCTCCTACGGTAATCAAACTTTCTTTCTCGTCTGTTATAGTTCTAATACTAGCATTTGCATCGATAGGTAACTTAATAGATATTATACCAGTAACCTGTCTATAAAACCAGATTTGTCCGCTATCATCAACAATAGTGTTATACTGAGTATCAGGGTCAAGTCCAGGTCTTGTACCGACAATGTTAACTTGGTTAAATCCTTCTCCTCGTTTTCTATCAAGCAAGTCTGCTTCTTCTATTATCTCTAATAAATCTTGTAAAAAATCTACATCTAGTAAATCAATATCTAACTCTGAGAAACTCCAGTCTTCACTTTCTTCTAAGTAGTCAGTTTCTAATTCACTAAATTCTAAAAAATCAGTAGTAAGAATATTACTAGAACTGTTTTCTGTTCTTGTTTCTTCTACTGCTTGTTCTATCTCTGCTGGTGGACTGACAATAAACAGATTGTCTATTTGTGCAACTGTTACATTCTCTATCTTCACAGGTTCTACTGGAGGACTAGCAATCGTTGAAACCATAGTCGCTTGAAATGCTTGGTCTAGTGTAACTTCTCCACCTTCATTCATTACTACTATTTCTCCAGACGCGTTGCCATTTTCGTCTGGTAGAAGAACTATTAGTGACCTACCTAGTTCATCTATTGTAGTAGTAAAATCCGTACCCCTTATAGCAATCTGTGCTGAAGGAGTCTCAATACTAATGTTTGCTTTGTTCATATTGGCAAGTTTACCAGAAGTAAATCTTGCAGTACCCATTGCAAACTTCATAACCATCTTTGACTTAGATGGATTTGGGTCATAGATAACTTCGTCTATTAGAACTCTACTGTGTTCTGTTAGTCGTAAATTAGAGTCATCTAAGAACGCTACTTTCATTCGTCCGTTGCCGGTGTTAAGCAAGTCATATAATAAAATGTCCTGGTCAACAACGGCAACAAACTCTTCATTATTTCTTGTAAGCGCGCCTTTACCTGTCTGTTCAACTATATCGCCAATCGGGTCAGCGAATAGAAGACAGGGTACTACCAAACTAGTCGGAAGTATCTTTTTGATTAATCGTAATAGTTGCATCGTCTGAAGTGATGTCTAGGTTAATTACTCCTGAACATGTAGTTACCCCTGTAGGGCAAGTACCAGATTCCTGAACAATGTCAATGTTTCCATCGTCACCACTATACTCGACAACCAATGATTGGTCTGCGTCTTTCTGAGTAGTGTTGAAATCATTTCCATCTCCAGTTAAATCAAGTTCCCATTTAACATTGTCAGAGTCAACAAGTGTAGTAAATACATTTGTTCCACCAACTAATGTAAGGTCATAATCAAAACTTTCTGCTGATTGGTTATAGCCTACATCAAAGTCCCATGTATTAGAATCACCTACTACAGTTAAATCTAAATCCATGTTATCTGCTGAGCCAATATAACCAATATTCCAGTCAAATATGTTTGAGTCACCAGTAAATACCATATCTATATTACTAGAGTCTAGTACTATCGGGCCAAACAGTTGATTACTATTTCCGATTTGGTCAAGGTTAAATGTTATGTTACTACCTGTAATTGTCATATCAGTAGCACAAGCCCCTGATGAGATAGTTCCACAGAATTTGTTTCCAAAACCTTCTTGGTCAATTGTAAGCGTCAAGTTATCACCACTTTGTTCAATGAAAATTTCATTGTCAGTAGTATCTGCATACAACATACCTGCAGTGAGTAGTGCGCTAACGACTAATAATTTAATCATTTTCGTTCTCTCCCTTACGCTCCTGGATTTCCCAGTAGCCTCTTTTGTCCCCTTGCTTAATTAGCGCAAGGACAGCAGCCTCAATAGCCGCACGCGTTGCAACAGTAACACTTTCGTTTTCTGCTACACCGTCTTCATACTCTACCAGTTCAGTATCCATATCAATGAATTTAAATACATCAAATCCGGCCCCAACTGATAAAATAGTCTTTTTAGTCTGTACATTAAGTAAGACCTCTCCTGTTAATGTACTAATACCTCTAAGACTTACTGTTACTACATCTCTTCTGTAAGATACTGTTCTACCTACTCCAAGATATCTTGCACCTCTACCACCAGATTCCATGTTAGTATCAAATCCTATAATACCACCCTCTAGTAATATACCTGCAAAAAGCAAAGGCTGTAAACCTTTGTCTTCGTCATGTTCTTCTCGTGTGCTTCTTATAATCTGTCTTTCTCGTACAAGGTTGTCAATACCGTGTCTTTCAACTACGCGAAACCATGTTCCGCCACCAGCAGTTTTAAGTGCGTCAATTAATAACTCTGTTCCACCTTGTGTTACAGCAGTACTAAAATCAGCAAGATTGTCTCTACGCTTTCTTTGTCCTGTTAAATCTTGAAAGTTATAAACTGCGACTATTGGCTTATTTACGGCTGGTGGTAAATCTAATAATTGTTGATAAGTTGGTAATTGAACAATTTCTGCTTCTTCTACACAGGTATATGGAATTGCCCTATCTATAAGAGTTACAACATCTTTAACCTCGTTGTTACAGTTGTTATTTTCGAACTCCCTCATAGTAGGCACACTTGCACAACCCGATAATAGAATCAGTAGTAAAAATGCTCTAAGCATTAGAATCCTCCAGTACCAATCGGTATGGTAATTACCGTTTCACTTCCCTCGCTATCTGTAATAGTCATGATAATAACTTCAATACATACACCATCTTCCTGACATTGTTCAGTTCTTTGGTATGTGATTGTATTACCTTCTAATGTAAAAGAACCAGAATAACTTGTTTCATCGTTACCAAACATATTGTCTACTAATTGCTTAGACAATTGAGCATATATTCTTGATTCTAGGTTTCTAATAAATTTGGCGAGTGTCGAGTTTTGCTCTTCTCTTTCTGCGGCTTTTAGAGCGGCCTCGATATCATCTCGTATTTTGTCTCGTCTTGATTTTTCCTGGTTTTCGATAGTCAAATAATGTGCAGACGTACCTATTCCAGAAAATGACGGATTTTTGAATGTGTGTACCTGTTCATCTGCGTGAACAGCGCTTATGGACAATAAGAATAAACTGCAAAGAGCGGCAACTTCAATCCTGTCCCTTACGTTGTTTTCGTTTTTCATTTTCTTTCATTTGCATGATAGTTTCTACTTTCTTCTGCAGTCTTATCATGTCCTGGTCGAGCAACCGTAGTTGATCGATTAACCTTATTATGGTTGTTTTCATATTGTCTAATGCTGGTTTGATAACATCTGTTATCGTCTTCCAAACATAGTAAACAAAGTAACCTAACCCTACTATTAAGACTATCTCGAACCCAAAGGTCTCGATTAGATATACTATATCCATTAGTCTCTTCTAGCGTCTATCTTCCCGTCTTCCACAAAATTTTCGGCTCTTGCAATTCGGTCTAAATCTGGTGCTAGTCCCAGTGCTGATGATACTATTGTATCTATTTTTATTATATCATTATTCATGGCACTTCCTCGTGTATTAAGCATTTTTGACATTCCTTCGATTGTCTTTATCTCATTCACAAGACCATTCATCATTTGTTGCATAATAGTAAATATAAAAAATCCCATAACGAGAACTCCCGCAATAGGTAGGCCAACTTCTTGTATTAGTACAAAGATTTCCATATTTTATATTGTTTATTATCTCCAAATACACTGTCCACATATTCGTAAGTATAATTATCATATGGCTCAGTGTTGCACCACTCTACCATTAAATGTATTCTTGGTTCAGAACCATTAATAACAGAATGTGTGACTGTGTTATCTATCTCTACAATCTCTCCTCTTTCCAGATGGCGTATCGATTCGCCCACTTTAAAAATACAATCGCTGTTCGTATGAATAGGTATGTGTATATCCCTATTGTGCACAACAGAAAGACCTCCATCGACATGTGGTTCTATTCTTCCCTCTGGTTTAAGTCTTGCGAAAAGAAGTGAAACAAAGTAACCATGCCCATAGTAGTTAAGGAGTCGATGCTCCAGTTCTTTAAAGAACTCTCTATCGTAGTATTTGTCATAATATTTTGTCCTTTCGGCTTTTTTATGTGGTCTTCCTTTTGCATATTGCCATTGTAAACAGATGCTATCTATATGTCTAAAGATAGTTAACTCTTCTTTTCGTTTATTCCCTAATTCGTTGTTCCAATCCGCTTCATCGAACTTCCAATCTGGAAGGTCAATCATTCCTATGTGTCTGAAGTTCATGTTATTCGTATGGCGCGTATTTCATTTTCTTGCGCGCGAGGTTTGAACATAATACTTTCGCCACAACCACAGGAACTTGCTTCTTGAGGATTGAAGTATGTAAACTCTTCGTTGAGTCCTTCAGTCTTCCAATCTATGACTGTATCAATAACATACTCACTAGAAAGTCTATCTATGTAAACCTTGAATTTACCGAAATCTACGCAATAATCAGTTTTATCAACGCTAGTACAAATATCAAAAATATACTTATGCCCAGTACAACCGCCACCCGTAACGCCAAATCTAATCGCTTTAGTCTTTTCGTTACTGAGTCTTTCCACCAGTTTCGCATATGCGTTATCTGTGAACTCTATCATTTTTACTTTCCCAATCCTTGATTGCCTGTCTGATTGAATCTTCTGCTAGAACAGAGCAATGTAGTTTTATTGGTGGTAATTGTAGAGCCTTTGCTATATCTTTATCTTTGACTAGTTTTGCTTCTTCTATAGTTCTGCCTTTTAACATTTCTACAAACATTGTAGATGATGCGATTGCTGAACCACAGCCGTAAGTCTTAAATTTTACATCTTCTATGACTTCTGTATCAGGATTTAGTTTTAGTTGCAACTTCATGACATCTCCGCACGCAGGCGCACCAGTCATTCCTGTTGCTACATTTGGGTCTTTCGGGTCAAATCGCCCAACACTAAACTGTTTGGGTGAATTTAATACCTGTTCAAATCTTTCAACTACTTCCTTGCTGTAAGCCATTCCATACTCCTAAAACAAAATTTTCTGCGGCGTCTTCTGCATACTGTTCTGAGTGATTTTTTATATAAATAGTGTTTTGATATATCTGATTAATAAAAAACATTATTGCATAAGAATCATCATGTTTGTATACTTGTGCCCACCTATCTGTACCATTATAATTATTTCTAAATTCGTGTATTGGTGTGTGATTATTCATCTTTTAATAACTTCTCCATCAACTTACCATAATTACCTTGTCCAAACGGTAAGTCTGCATTTATCTGGACATTATTTTGAGTTTTAATGCTAGCGGATTTTGCCTTTTCAGCCTCTGTTTGGGCTTTAATTTCGTCCATTCGCATTTTGTGTGCCATCTGCAGTAAGTCTGCCAAATCTTTAGTAGTATACACTTGACTTTCTTCCGCTTCCTCTAGTTTCTGCTCTATAATATTATCTAATGTTGTTGCTATTTTGAAGCGATTTCGGTAACCTGTGTCTAGAAAGACTGTATCAATGTAATTCTTTACTTCCCTTTTTGCTAGAAACTCTGAGACATCGTTTTCAGATATCTTTAATCGAGCACAAACTGCTGGCACATTACCTAATTCCAGGTAAGCGTTCGCAACTTCTAATCCTTCGGGAGACATTTTTACTGCTATTTCATTTTTCATACTTGAATTATATCAAATTTTATACTCCATGTCAAGAATTATTTTTGGAAGCATCATCATGATGCGTTCTGTTGCGTTTTTACTAGCAACGCGAAAATTTTCAAAAGTTGTACGCGTGGGGGTGTCAGAGCGAGAGTGACGCTGATAGTCTAAGAACTGCCCCCTCAGAACATTAAATTAATGTTAGAAAACATTAGGTAAATGTTATGGTTATGGGTTATAATTGTTATATGAAAACGAAATTGAATATTAACCATACTGTATATACATACAGTAATTTTAGAGAGGTAAAACTTATGGATATTTATATTTTATTAGATAGCAAATTTGCTGAATTAGAACTTTTAAAATCTGCTGACATTTCAAAATACTTGAAATGCTTAGAAGATATTAAAGAAATTGAAAAGGCAATTTCTGTTCTTAAATCTCATGGGGTGGCACTGTGAGATTTAG